CATCTGCTATAGGGGGTGGCGCTAACTTATCATAACCATTTGTAATAGCAGTATAGAATATCATCCATTCAACATGTCTTTTGGCAATAACTTACCTGTCAACTCACCTAGTTTTCTATTAGTAACTTCACCTGGTTCACGAGAGAACCAACCTGTTGCTATGTACTTTGCTTTTTCACCTGTCAGGAATGCTCCTCTATGCACATGTGTGTATGCTGCTGGCCATAATACTATTGTGCCTTTCCTTGGTTGGAATGATACTTCTTGATGGAAGAAATCTGTCGCCCCACCATTCTCATGTGGAATATCATTCAAATATATCATCCATGTCACAACTCTGTCTCTGTACAGGAAACTACCATTCTCTGAATGCCAGATGTGATATCCACCACCTGATTTTGTTTTCTGAATTTTACATGTCCAAGATGATACTGGGTCACAACAATCAAGAATACCCTTATACTTCTTAGCATATATTTCAAAGGCACCACCTACTGCTTGATTGATCTCCATGGCAAGAGCAGGGTCAGCAATCTCAAGATATAATTGTTCATCCTTTCTCCCAAGTGCACCTTCCTTGAACTGTTTACCACCCTCACCCATTGGATTGAGAGTTAGATCTCTACCGTTGAATGATGTAACCTTGACTTCTAAATCATCTTTCTTTATATGTTTTTTAGAGTGCCAAAACTCAAAAGAATCTATAACGGAATCACAGAACTCCCACTTCACAAAATTGTCAAAGACACCTATGGCACCATGATCAATCATGCCTGTAAAGTTAGGTTGTTTTGGTTCATCTTGAATCACTACTTCAGGCACCATGTTTTGCTTCCTCCTTTCCTTGATTTATGTAGACCATTGGTGGTATTCTACCACAATATTCATCCAATTGCATCACCTCCTCTATCTTGACATCAGCACCTTGCTCTCTCCAAAATTCTACGAGTGCATGATTACTACTCTTATGAAATACTTCAATGTGTTCTTCATGTATAGCAGAACCCATATCTAATCTGTAATTGAATAGTGGTGTAGCATATGACTTACCACTATCAAGAATCAAGTCTTCCGAGACTGCTCTTGGTCTGATGTTTTGGTCGATCTTCCATTGTGATCCTCTGCTGTGGAGTTTGAGGAGTTTAGTTGCATGATGACGAGTAATAAGGTAGCAAGCAGCAGAAAAGTCATTTATAAATCTATGATGTAGTTTTAAAGTTATACCATTAGGATTTATGATTGTCAATTGTAAGCAATCAAAGGCAACAGGAACTCTACGTCTCACATCTTTCCATGTAAAATTCCAATGACCTGCTATTGATAGATCAACATCATCTTCCATGATGACTACCTCATTGTGGTCAGTCTCTTCTACAAAATATTTGAGAGCACTCAGATGTGTCATGACACATGCTATCTCACCATCATTCATACTTGGTGGCACAGTTCCTTTCAAATATGATTCATACTCAGCACCATCTATACCAGATATTCTATGATGATTTTTTATATCCCAGTAGTCAAACTGTTCCTCCATGTATTTTTTTCTCTCTGGAAATCTATCAAGATTTATCCACAAGACAGGAGGAAAGTTTGCTAATTTATATACTGCTTTATTCTTATCCATTACGTCTCTTGATGTAGTCAACCTCTTCATAGTATTTTGTAAGAGACTTCTTACCTTTTACTTTTAGTATTTCCCAGAGTGATTTGTTATCTTCACAGTGTGGGTTATTGAACCATGAGTTTTTAGTTCTGCCATGCTCAAGATGGAATACATTTTCGGTCAACCTTGCAACACTTGATAATAAATTGAATCTAAAATATCTCTCATCATCTTCATATCCATATGCTATAAAGTTCTCATTCTCACCACCTAATTTTTTATACTCTTCAGTATCAAAGAATTGACAGAACCCATACTTAGCATCCCACTCTCTTAGTCTCCCATTGAATGCTTCAAAGTTGAATCCACTGTTGATAAAATCTGTGACATGCTCATCATCTACATGACATTGTAATTGATATGTTCCAAAACCATAGGGATACACAACCTTTACTGGTTCTCCACCTTCAACTTCAGGATGAACCCATCCTTTAGATATCATATTTGTAGCGTTTATGTATGACTCAAGAGGTAATATAATATCACTATCATAGTTACAAACCACAGGAGTATCTACCATCCATAACATATCATTGAGTATCTTGGTTCTATGAAATGTAAAGTCATCACTCTTCTCAAAGATGTGATCGATACATGATAGCATTTCTGGTTCTAATGCTTGCTTCAATAAAGGTAAAACTTCACGTTCATATACTGATTCTTTATCAACTTCTTTAACAATAACTCTAGTGTTGAAATTACGTGTAAGGTATATCAATATTGTCAATATATTTCTCATTCGATCTGCAGTCTCTATCCTTAGTGGGATAATAAAAGTACATTTATCTAAATCGAATCTCTTTACTATTTTAGCGTCGCTCATAATACCTCCCAGTTACTACAGTACAGATCAGATGTGTCATGATCTTTAGTATACCCTGTACCAAACCATTTCTTAGGGGCAATGATTCTTTTGTCAGGATTCCTACTCAACCATGATCCCCACCATGAAAATGATGAGTTAGCAATGATGAAGTCAGAACAAAGACTCATCATGCACAAATCTGCAAGATTGTCACCACCTTCTGAGACAAGGAACCTGTCATCAGGGAACTCAGTGCTACACCATTTAGGATCATCAGAAAAAACAACCACTGTACGATTGTTATCAAACTTTGACAGTGCAGTGTCATAATATTCTTTGGGGCAGGGTGGGTGGTTGTCGCAGTTCTGTATGTAATCACCTCTTCTTACATGCAATGCGATAGGTTGATCAACAGTTTCAATCATCTCTTCACATGGTGCTTTGATTTCATTCTTAAACTCAAAGTCTTGTCTTATATCTTCTTCTATATTATCAAAGTATTTTGTGCTCTGCAAATATGCATATACATTATGTCCGTCAGGCATATTATCATACAAGTTCTGATCAAAATGAAAGTGTGCTTCCTGTACATAAGGACCTGCACATACACCTATGTTTGTAAGACCTTTTAGTTTGAATGCTTCAAATAATTGATGATCATTCCATTCGTCTTTGAAGTCACTCTCTGGTATCATAAAATCAAAACCACGATGAGCAGCAATACCTCTAAGTCCAGCATACTGGAACATTTGATTACCTAATCTTCCGTGTCTTCCTAGGTGGTTGAATCCTATAGTCATAGTAAATGTTTGTTCTTCAAGTAATCAATCTCCTCAGGTATGAGGTGTTCATTTGACCTTTGTGTTTGATTCCTATGTTCTCTATTTGATATATGTATATCTTTTAGAACGGTTGGATCTCCATAATTTTTGTACAGTCTATAGTACATGTCACAGTCCATCAACATGACCAACTTATCGTCAAAGTATTCTTCAAGACCATTCCTAACAGCAAGAATTGAAGGAGAACTAAGAGTGTTGACACCCTCCAATAATCTGTCGTTGTAAACTGGTAACTTCGGATTGTAATGTGTCTGACCATTGTCAATAGTGTGAGCAAAACCTGTTACTGCCCATGATACTTCTGGTGTGAATGCTTTGTCAAGTTCTTCTGTAAGATTTGATGTGAGAATGAAGTCATCTGAGTACAATAACTTTATGATGTCTCCCTCTGCCATCTTCATAGCGTTGTTTGTATTGACAGAGATGTTACCCTCCTCTGCTCTCTTAAATGTAATGTTTAGAATATCCCAGTAGTCATTCAGTGCCCTGAGTATTCTTGTCTGATCACCTTGATGTGATACACACAATTCAAAATCTTTGAACGTTTGTTGTGATAGTGGATACAATATATCAAACATATATTGCTCACATCTTGGATGGTCATGAGTAGGAATGCAGTAACTTACTCTCATATCAATTCTAAAATTTGTTGAGCATTGATAGCATGACCCTCCTCATTAGGATGACCACGACTCGCTCTTGGTACATCACCACAGCACACATCGTACGATAGTTTAGAATGTTTTTTCTTTTTAGTCGTTGCTAATATAAGAGGCACAGAATTTGCCTTACAATAACTTCTTATCGCTGTCGCATTCATGTCTTCATAAGCATCACCATACTCATCCTCATATACATGTCTGTAATAATCTAACCATGCTTTATCTATTGGATCGAGTTCTGTATTGTTTAAAATTTTATCTCGCAAATCCGTAACCCATGTTACTTTTGGTAAATCCAATAAAGACATTTTTGCAACCTGTGACCAATTAGTACAGTCCTTAAATTTTTTCTTACGTTTATCGTAGTATTCCTCTCTCTGTGGATATGTAAGTTGTATGATAACAAGATCAAATTCATTAATGTTTTTATGATCAACTAATAATTGTCTTGTTATGCGATTATTGCTCGCACCACACTTTGAAATATTATATTCTTCTGCACCTAACTTATCTGATATTATTTTACTATAACGTGATTGATATGGATCCTTAAGTTCAGCACCCCAAGTCCAAGAGCATCCATCAAAATATATTTTCACTTGTTTACATCCTCAATAATTTTTCGTGTGAGTCTTGGCACTACATCATTATCACTATGAAATTTCTTAGCAACCTCATAGTTGTGTTCGATTGCTTTCTTCCTCTTATCATAACACTCTCCATCAAGTTTACTAACAATTTTTTTCAACTCCTCAAGATCATTGAAAGTTATGATACCATCCATGTGGAACCAGTCACCTATGTTAGGACAACCAAAATATATTGGGACGGTTTTGGATGCAAAGCAGTCTATTATCTTTTCAGTAAAGTAATTTCTTTGTTGAGAGTTCTCTACAGCAATATGAAACTTAGAACTTTCAAAAAAATCATTCCTTCTCTCATGAAATGGTGGTGACATGTGTGAGTAATATTGCAATCCATTTGATGCATCAACTTCTTTCAAGTATTCGTATATGTCTATTCGTAATTGATGACCTTTACTCTGACTCTTACTACTCGTGACAAAGGACACGTTGTTTGTCTTGTTTATCTTCAAATCTTTGAAGTCTAACCAACTACTACCCCACTCAAATAATTCTGCCTGTGGATACCTCTCAAGAAAACTTTGACAGAAGGTGTATATTTTATCAAACTTATATGCACATCGTAATGCTCCCTCACTCACTGTTGGTAGAATAGCAAGTGGTTCTGCTAGAAATAAAATTTTATAGTCTGCTGACTCGTCATGATCTAGATTGTCAATAGAGATACTTACTTTCTTATCAAAGTCTAGTCCTCTATCACCCCATGGGTTCCACCACAGTGGATATATACTCGCAGGTTTCATCGTATGTCTTGGAAATGATAATGGAAACCAAAGGTTTCTTCTTCACTGTCTGGTAGAGTATCTTCTCTAGAGAATTTACTCGCCACCTCGACGGGAGCATATACACATCCCTGTGCCTCGAAGATGTGTCGGTTGTGGCAGCATATGTTCCCGTCCTCATTATATAGTCCAGCATTCTGATGTTTGTAAAACGTTCCTTCGTTTACTTCCCAAGGGACGGTGACTTTACTGGGGACTTCGAGAAGACGCTTGGAGCGTAAGGAAAATCCTCCATTACCGACACGTTGGTTTCTTCCCCAAGGGTCGAGGTAGGCATTTGGGTCATCTCTCCACGGGGCACCGATATAATCGTAATCAAGAAACTTATTATCCCATAACTGAGGACGAATAACGTAGCCGTCTGGATGTATGAGAAGGCAGTGCGAGGTCCTGACGTGATTAGTAAGATTGTAAATACAATAAAAATTAAAGTCATTAATTGATTGAATTGGATATACTTCCTCATAGTCTACATTAGGGTTCAAACCTTTCGGTCTCCCTTTACTACTCAAAAATTTAGCAGCACCCCATACGATTTTTTCACACGATTTATTTATTGCATAGACTGCATCTGGCAGGTCGAGGTCTGCCAATATTAGTAGGGTAACCTCAGGTATTTTTAGCACGGTTCACCGCCCTATTGAATAGACAATACAAGTCTAGCATATTTACATCTAAGTTTCTACTCTTTACAAACAAGTCGTCATTCTCTGCTAACAATGTCTTGTTCACATCAGCGTAATCATCTACCCATAGAATAGGGTAGTCCTTATAACACTCCTCAAGGTATGGATTTCTTTTCATTATAGGCACACGTTTTAGTAACAAAACTTCCCAGTTTCTATGACAGTCCACAGCATTACCTTCAGGACATATCATAAACTTGTGTGTCTGTATCTGTCTACAATACTCAGGGTAATCTACCCTCGGACTTATAGTAGCAAAAGATTTATTTGCAAACATCTCTCTTATGTTACCACGTTCACTTAGGTTAGTATGTTCTGCATGATTGATGTACAATAACTTACTTGGTTTTGGATCAGATAAAATGGCAGTCTGCATTTCATCAAGTCTGACATCACATGGGTATAATTTTCTCTGCAATCCATAGGGAAAAGGATGCACTTTACCACTGTAACCTATGGCATTTGCTGCATATATTCCTAGAACATTCTGTGGTATGTGTGGGTGTATGTCCTCAGTTATAGGTGTGTCTTCATTACTACAAAATATAATAAACTTAGTCTCTTTCATTAGCATAATCTCTGCTAGTAAATGTAAGAGATCATTCTCCTCCATCATCTTATCCACTCTCATTTGATCAGTGGCAGTAGAGCACAATAATTTTCTTTTATATAATCTAATGTTGTCAATGAATAGTGTCATAAACTTACTACCATTGACCCTCTTGATAAAATCTAAGTTACCTTCATTCGCATCCTTCATGAATGCACCATCTACACCACCAAGACACCCTGCTTGGTCTCCAAAATCATAATCACATAGGTCAGATATTGCTGGTCCGTGGAGTAGGTTCATAATTAATGTTCAATGAGAATCGTATATTCTTTGTCGGTGATGATGAGGAGTGTTTCCACCTACCATCAAAGACAATCATTTTACCCCTTGCTACAGGTTCTTTATGTATAACGTTTAGATCGTCATCAAAAAAGAATGTGTCACCATCAGAATCATTTGGATAATACAAACCAACAATATGTGGATTAGGATTATCAGTGTGTATATTATGTGGTACACCTGCCATCTCAGGTCTAGGATACTGCATCGTATTATGAGCACGTATCATCTTATTATTAGGTAGTCCTATGAACTGACCTATATCATTCCATGGCATCTGATTAAAGTGAGGACGTGCCTTATTATCCTCAAGAAATGTGTGAGAAAAATATGGGTGAGAATCTTTCTTTAGTGGGTGGTCTTGATTACCATATGCACAATCCTTGAAGAAGAACCATGGCAGTGTGTAAGTCACCTTCTCAATGTAATCAACTACACCCTCAGGAAATTGGTGCTTTGTAACTGAGAATGAATTCTCGTTGCTCATCAGTGTTTCTCCATTCACCAGGAAGTAAGTAATGTGGTAGATGCATTTGATGCACCTTGACATCAGTGTCAAGAAGCATTTGCCAATTTAAATGCTCTGTGATTGCTATGTCTGTGCAATAAAAATGTTCAATGTTTTGACTACACAGAGCAGCAGCAACAGCAAACGTACCTACACCAGAATTAGCAACATGTTTTGCTCCTAATAGTGTAGAAAAATCTTCTGCTACTGTACCACGTTGTATTGTAACTTTTCTATGATATGATAACTGCTCCACAATTGGATTGAAGTTATCATTCTCCGTGACTACAATCGCTTTCTCAAATGATTCAAGGAGTGTAGCGTAAAAATAATAAGGATTAGGACTATACTGCTCTGGATTATGAACGTCTTTGTCAAAAATATCTCCACTCCTGATATGAATAACAATAGTATCATCAGGTATTTCTGTTGGTTGAAGGTCAAGTTGGGGATAGATCCACTTCTTACAAACCTTACGCATGTTACCATAAATTGTTTCCACAGGGAGATTGACTTCTCTATAAGGACCCTCCCAGTAGAAACACTTTGAGTATACAGGAGATGAATTATTTCCATACCCTGTCTTGTGTTTCTTGATAATCTCATGATCTATAGATTCAAAATACGTATTCAATTCTGCTGCCATCATTGTGCCTACAGCACACTGTTGTATGTTGTTACCTAATCTCCCATACCAATGAGACAGTTTGATCATTTGCCACAGTTACCATATGCAAGGTACTTCTTTTCAGATATGTCAGTATCAGCAACGAGTTCTTTTGCTATCTGTGACATGATCCAATTATATGTCTTTCTTATTCCTTCTTCAAGAGTCTGAGAATAATCCCATCCTAGTTTCTCTCGGATAAGATCATTGTTAGAGTTACGTCCACGTACACCAAGAGGTGCATCTAACTTGTGATCTTTACCTATGGTTTTGTTGGCAACCTTGGCAGCAGTGTCTACTAATTCATTAATGGTAACCATCTCTTCAGATCCAATGTTGATCGGTTCTGTGAAGTCTGAGTC